GAGATACATCCAGTTTTGTTGATACAGGTAGCTATATTTTTAATGCTGTCGTTAGTGGTTCTCTTTTCGGTGGCATTCCCTCAAACAAAGTCACAGCACTCGCTGGAGAGTCCTCAACAGGAAAGACTTTCTTTGCCCTTAGCGTTGTACGTAACTTTCTTGATAACAATAGCAACGGTGGGGTTATTTATTTTGAGTCTGAGTCTGCTCTCTCAAAGGATATCATTGAATCCAGAGGAATTGATTCTAAACGTATGGTCATATTCCCTGTTGCCACGATAGAAGAGTTCAGGACTCAGGCAACTAGGATTGTTGACAAGTATATGAAGGAACCAAAGGATCAGCGTCAACCATTGATGTTTGTCCTTGATTCTCTTGGTATGCTTAGTACATCAAAAGAGATGGATGACATCTCCAATGATAAACAGGTCAGGGATATGACCAAATCACAGTTAATTAAGGGTGCATTCAGGGTATTGACCTTGAAACTAGGACAAGCAGGTATCCCAATGATTGTCACCAATCACACATATGATGTCATTGGATCGTATGTGCCAGCTAAAGAAATGGGTGGTGGTAGTGGACTAAAGTATGCTGCATCTACTATAATATATTTGTCTAAATCGAAAGAGAAGGACGGCACTGAACTGGTGGGCAACATCATTAAGTGTGAAGCAAAAAAATCTAGATTTACACAGGAGGGTTCTAAAGTTGCTACCAGATTATTCTTTGACGAACGTGGATTGGACAGGTATTATGGACTCCTGGAGCTTGGTGAAAAGTATGGAGTATTCACAAGGGTGGGCAACCGTATCAAAGTTGGTGACTCTAATGTTTACCCTAAGTCTATACTCAGTGATCCTGAGAAATACTTCACAGACGAAGTGATGGCAAAACTAGAAGAAGCAGCTCGAACGGAGTACAGTTATGGCAACTGAAAGGATTGAAGAAACTATCTTACGCAATCTTCTCTTCACTGAAGAGTACTATCGTAAGGTGGTTCCTTTCCTTAAGCCTGATTATTTTCAAGAGTTCTATGAGAGAGTAATCTTTGAAGAGATTGCTGACTTTGCATTGAAGTATGATAAACTTCCTACCCAAGAAGTTATCATTATCAATCTGCAAAATCGTACTGATTTAACTGAAGATACATTTAATCAATCTCTTCAAGTTATACGTGGACTCACTGACGAATGGGTAGATTTTGAATGGATGGTCGATGCCACAGAAAAATGGTGTCAAGACCGTGCTATATATCTTGCGCTCATGCAGTCGATTAAGATTGCTGACGGTGGAGATAAGAAACTTAGCAAGGATGCTATACCAAGTATCTTGCAAGATGCTTTAGCTGTCTCCTTTGATGAACACATCGGACATGACTACATTGAACAAGCAACTGATAGATATGCCTTCTACCATAAAACAGAGGAGAAAATTCCCTTTGATCTGGAGAAGTTTAACTATATTACAAAAGGTGGTCTACCTAATAAGACTCTCAACATCGCTCTTGCTGGTACAGGTGTCGGGAAAAGTCTATTCATGTGCCACATGGCTAGTGCCTGTCTCACATCGGGCAGCAACGTTCTCTACATTACATGTGAGATGGCAGAGGAGAAGATTGCTGAACGAATTGACGCAAATCTTTTAAACTGTAACATCAAAGATATACCAGAACTACCTGAAGTTCTGTATAATTCTAAGGTACAGGAGATTGCTAGAAAGACACAGGGTAAACTTATCATTAAAGAATATCCTACTGCTTCAGCACATGCTGGACACTTTAAAGCATTGTTATCAGACTTAGCTTTAAAGAAAGATTTCAAACCACATATAATATTCGTGGACTACCTAAACATCTGTGCTTCTGCCAGATACAAAGGTGCTATTGTTAACTCTTACACTTATGTTAAAGCGATTGCTGAGGAGCTTCGGGGTCTTGCTGTCGAGCATAACGTACCGATTGTCAGTGCTACTCAAACTACTCGTGCTGGTTATGGGTCTAGCGATCCTGACCTTACCGACACATCTGAGTCTTTCGGACTCCCTGCTACTGCTGACCTTATGTTCGCTCTCATATCTACTGAGGAATTGGAATCCCAAAACAGATTGTTAGTTAAACAACTTAAGAATCGTTATAATGATCCTACCTCTAACAAGAAATTCTTGATAGGTATTGACAGATCTAAGATGAGGCTGTATGATGTTGCTGAGGATACATCAATTTTAAATTCTTCTGCTGAAGAAGAAGAGATGCCTCAATTTTCTGAAACAAAAAATCGACTAAGTAAATTTGCTGAATGGAACGTATAAATTATGACTAATCATGTTGACTTTGATAAGTACAGTCATTTCGTGGATGCTGTCACAAGCGATTGTTCTAAGGATTTTGTCAGTCTTGCTGACCGTCTGGGTGAACTTGACCGAAAGGGTGCAAATATTGAACGTCTTACCACTGCTGGTGTTGGGCTTGCTGCTGAGTCTGGTGAGTTTCTGGAAATCGTTAAAAAGATGGTATTTCAGGGAAAGCCTTGGAACGACGATAACAGAGAGCATCTTATTATTGAGTTGGGTGACACTATGTGGTATGTGGCACAAGCTTGTATGGCTCTGGACATCTCTCTCGACGATGTTGTGCGAGGTAATGTCAGAAAGTTGGAGAAGCGTTATCCAGGTGGTTCATTCTCTGTAGAAAAATCTGAAATTAGAGCAAAAGGAGATCGTTAATGCATTTAGTTTTACCTATAATTTGTATAGCATTGATAGTGCTAGTAATAGTATATTCAGTTATTAATAGATATGACCCTCACTAAAACCGTAGAAGAATCTCTAAGAGATGCACAAGAAGATCTACGTAACGCACTAGCATTTGCTGCAAGAAGTGAAAAACCTTATGTTGCTAAACATATTGCTAACATGCTTGCTAATATTGACAACATCATTGATTCAACAAAGATCATTGAGATGTTGGAAGATGATATAAAGAACAATGAGTGACGAATTTCATTTAGATATCGACAAAGCATTAGAGAATGCTAAAACAACTGACCTAAATGGATTCACTAAGGATGCAAAACCTAATGCATTAGAGACAGTTCGTAAGTCACTTGAAAATTGTGAACAGTTGTGTGGGTTGGATAAAAATACAGTAGCAATGCTATTAAAAGGTGAGTTCAATCAGTACGAAACATTAAATTCTGTTGGGAGGTCTTCCAAAATTATTAAAATCGAATATGATATCAAAGAAAGAGATCAAGGATCATCTTAAGAAACTTAAGGAGATAAAAAAAGATCTCAAAAAGAACCCAATTGGTACAAAATTAAGGAAACGTGATAGAATCAAAAGAAAATAATTTTATTGAATGTTTTCCTAAAGTAATATCAGATGACAATTGTCAGAAGATTATAAAAGCATTTCAATCTTCAGAAAGATTACATACACCTGGTGTGATAGGTGACGGTAGAGTAGATAAAAGTATTAAATGTTCAACTGATATAACATGTAAGTTTAGTAATGATTCTTTCCCTAACAGATATCTTTACGTACCATTAACTGAAGCATTAGAAGAATATACACGTAAGTATCCCTATCTTCAGCAGTTAAAAGATGATGGTGTTGATTGGACACTATCGAATCATTACACTATACAAGCATACAATCAAGGAGAAGGATACTTCAAATTGCATTGTGAAAAACAATTATTATTACCAGATAGAATATTAGCATGGATGGTCTATCTGAATGATGCAGAGTCAGGAACAGAATTCCCTTATCAAGGAGTGACATTAACTCCAAGAGCAGGTGACTTATGGATATGGCCAGCATATTGGACACATGCACACAAAGGTGTAGTACCTAATCAAGGATTCAAATGTATTCTGACTGGGTGGTGCGTCGTCAAAGTTACAGTACCTTTCTCTAAATAACTAGAGGAAGGTTTTCTATTATGGCTAACGTATCGTGGAGAAAATTAGGTCAGGTAAACGACAAGGGTGATATGTATCTCTTGGTTGTTTTCTCAAAGATGATGATGCGTCAAGAATTACAGGTTGAGAGTCACGGCAAAGTTTTGTTGACTGCACCTCAGAAAGTATACGATGACATGGAAGATGTGTTTAATGGTGATCTTCCATATGATTCTGTTAAAGGAACTGATTCATTTAAGTCAAGATATAGTGGTGCTAAAGGAAAAGTTTTAGAAGTAAGAAAGATAGGTAAGACTAAGTTAGTAGATAAGATAGGTTTCACAAAAATCTTTAAGTCACCTGAGTTTGGAAGCAATACAGGATCAGGTGCTGGTGCAAAAGCAACAGAGATGTTTGAAAGTGCTGCATGTTGGATGACTGCTCTTGCATATCAAGCTGGTGGTATTCCAGATGGATATGTTTTGAAAGAATCAGACTTTGAAGGTGTGAAAAAGCATGTAGATACAACTGCAACGTTACATGAAGCGTTTATGTTTCTGAATAACAATTCAGATTGGATGACTTCTACTATTAAGACAGCAAACAAACTATATTCAACTAATGAGTTTAAGAATCCTAAGTTCCATTTCTATAGAGGTAAGAAGGTTGTTGATGTAGTTGAAGAACATTTTAAAACTGTCAATAAGAATGAAGGTAGACCATTTTCTAACCTAAACAAGTGGACACCTGCTGATATGTACATGTGTGATTGTGATTTTGATAATACAATGATCACAGATACAGTTCTTTTTGCTGATTTGAATACTAAGATGCAGATTTTAATTGATCAGAAGAAATTGATTGGTGTATCGTTGAAAGGTATTGGTTCTGGTAGTGCAAATATATCTAAGAAAAATTTCATAGGAGGACCAGCAAAGCAAAAGAGAAGATTTACTGGTATGAGAGCTAAGAGTTTGTTTGGTTCTATGGATGTATACTTTACAGCATCACCAGGTGATATAGAAGTACAGTTCCGTGCTACTGATACTGCTGGTAAGACATGGCAAGGTGAGGTAATGGGTGAATCAGCAAAGCACGGTAAGATAGGTGGTGGTGTATTAGATAATGTCTTAAAGAAAGTGTTGGGTGATAACAAAGGATTGTTTGCTAAGACAGGTTATTCAAAGACATCTGCAATAGCATCTGCTGCTAACACATTAGATAAGAAAATTTTTAAATTAGCCACAGATAACAAGGATATGTTTGAGGATGATGAAGAGATAACACTTGATAGAATCTCTGGCATGACACCAAAGTGGAAGTTTGCTAAGTATCTTGGTCTTGTCTTTGCTGATATCATGAGAACTGCTGATACAGATGATAAACATGATATTGCTACAAAATTATATCTGTATGCAACATCAGAATCAGATCAATCTGCACCATATATAAAGGTTTCTTAATGGCTAACGTAACACAGTTAAAACATCTAGAACATTTGGAAGATGAGATGCTCAACTATGGAGTTTCTGGATGTAAAGCATCTGTTAGTTTCTTACAGGAACTACGAAAGATGCTTGGGTGTGATAATAGTACAGGTTTCATGCAAACTAAGTGGGATGGAGCACCTTCTATAGTTTGTGGTAAAGATCCTGCAAATGGACATTTCTTTGTAGGTACTAAAGGTGTCTTTGCAAAGACTGAACCTAAGATATGCTATGGTCCTGACCAAATTGATGAATGGTATGGTGATAAAGCAAACTTAGCTGCTGGTTTGAAACTTGCTCTAGAGTATTTCTCTAAGTTAGGTATTGATGGTGTGATACAAGGTGATTTTTTATTCACTGCTGCCACAAGAAAGGCAGAAACTATACATGGTGAGAAGGTTTATACATTTACACCAAATACTATTACATATGCTATACCTGTAGACCATCCATTAGGTAAGCAAATTGGTCAAGCTAAGGTTGGTGTGGTATTTCATACTCATTATGCTGGTGAGAAGGATGGATGGGACATATCAAGTATGACTGCTAGACCAGGTGCTAAGGTTAAATCCAGTAAGGACGTTGTTTGTATAGAAAATGACACTCCAATGGATAGAGTTGGGTTGAATCATGCTGAAGAGGTCAAGTTTGACAAGCATGTGTCAACCATTGAAAAATTATGTGGAGACTGTGGGTATTTCCTTGATGAATTGGTGACAAATACAGGTACAACAGGTAACGAAAAGTGGCATGTTGCATCATATTTGAAACAGTTCTTCAATGCAGAGATAAAAGCAGCACGTTCTATTACTAATGTTGATGCTACTTTTGCCAGTCTCTATAATTTTTATTATGACAAGACTAAGGCTATGCTTGATAAGATAAAGACACCTGCTAATAGGGTGGCTAAGTCTGATCTTGTATACAAGAGTCAAAATTATCTAAGAGATAATCAATCTAAGTTTAAATCATTGCTTGGTCTCTATAAAGAGTTGCAGACAGTGAAGCAGATGGTTATAGATAAGTTGGATAAACTTGAGACCTTTAAAACTTTTGTTAGAACTGATCAAGGTTATAAAGTTACTGGTCCAGAGGGATATGTTATGCATAAAGACGGAGATATGATCAAATTTGTTAACCGTCTTGAGTTTTCATACAACAATTTTACTGTAGCGAAGTCATGGCGTTAAAGTGTAATAAGTGCTACTTCACATTTGGTAGGTTTCAACCACCCACTACAGGACATGCAGACAACTTTCGTAATGTCAGACGTACTGCTAATGGTGAGGACTATAGAATCTATATTTCACACAGTCATGACACAAAAGGTAACAACCCATTGCCACGTGATAGAAAATTATTCTGGATGAACAAGATGTTTCCAGAACATAGGGGTAAAATATTCAGTCTTGCTAAGGCAGATCCAGTAGCATGCTTACAAGATATAATGATGTCTGGGTATGATGAGGTAGTGTTTCTTGTAGGGTCTGACAGGGTTAATGCTATGCAGTGGGTGCATAAATATAACCACAAGGACTTCACTTTTCGTACCATAGAGATAAAATCTTCTGGTAGTCGAGATGCAGACGGTGATACGTTTACCATATCTGGTACAAAGATGAGACGTGCAGCATTTGCTGGTGATTTTAAGTCATTTAAGGCAGGTATACCCACTTTAAATGATAAAGATGTAATGACTTTGATGAGTGAAATCAAAAGTAATCTACCAAAAAATTTCAAATGAAGAAACTACATAGACTTCCAGTTGATGATTGGTTTGATGACGTTCCACACCCCCATGATACTATGCCTATTGCAACAGACCCTAATGAGAATCCTAGACCAGAGGAAGAGATCGCTGATGATATAACTATGCATGAGAAAATGTATAGGATTGCTACCTCTAAGTACAATCCTTTCTCTGTGGGTGGTTCTGAGAGTATCTCTGATAAATGAAAGACTTTAGAAAACTGAGAGAGCAGGCCATACGCCAGCAACATAGACATGCTGAAGGACTATCTGTTGGTGATAGGGTAATGAACGCTGTTTCAGGTGAAAAAGGAACCATCCATAGGACAGGTGTCAACTATGTTATCTGTGTTACAGAGGGTGGTGAGATGTTTCGTGCATGGGTAAAGGATATTCGTACTATAAATAGATCATAGAAAACTCTTCAATTTTAGACATGGAAAAGCAGAAGACAGTTAACAGTCTCGCACATAACGACGACTTTTCTAAGGCTCTCATGGAGTCTTACACACGTTGGTCTGGTGGTGACGGTTTCCAGAACACTTCAATTGCTGAGGAAGAAATTCCTACAGGACAGAAGCAGGGTGGTACTGCTTTTGCTACATTTGACACACCAATAGGATCAGTTCCTGCACCAGCATCTGATGCATCAACTTCGATTCCTACAATAGAGAAGCAGAAACCTGATGATGATTCATCAAAAGATCCTAAAGCAACATCTAATGGCGGTGAACCTGCTGTTGCACTAAAGGGTTCCATGACTATGGGACAAGGATCTATGTCAGGTGGTGTTCCACAAACTAATGGTCAAGCAATTTGTTACAGTAATGTGGTGAATAAAGAAGAGGCACAAGGAAGAGAGGCAGAACTCTGGGATGAAGCATCTAAGATTCTTACAGAACTTAGTGAGTTAAACAAGTGTACTTACACTGTTACAGGTGAGAAGTGGGAGACTGAGGACAAGCCTGTCATTGAAGAAGAGTCAGACTGTGCTACTGATGAAGGATATAAAGCAAAGCAGAGAAAGAAAGCTAAAAAAATTATGGGATATGTGAAATGAAATCATACAGACAGTTTTTAGAGTATAGATTACCAGTAGGTGACACCTTACCTGCTAATAAGAAAGGAAAAAAGAAAAGAAAAACTGTTGAAGTGATGCCAAAAGTCCCTGATGGACCAAGAGGTAATAATAATGACGCAGACAGAGACGACAGAAAATAAGTGTGAACGTCTGGTATCTTTTTTAAAGTTACAACCTGATTATGTTACACCTATACCAAACACTCCTTACCCAGAAGGGTTGAGGAGATGGTTAAGAGTGCTTAATGAAGCAGACTATATATTCTAGTAGATAAATTTATAATGACACTATCAAAGGAAGTAGTCCTTGAAGCACTAAGGTGCTGTAGGGATGTTTATCCTCACGACCAAGACTTTTTGGTTAGTAGGAAGGTTGCAGGACATACTATTCTTGCAGTAGAAGGAACGAATGAAACTACAGACTGGATAACCAATCTGAAATTTCTTATTAAACGTGACGATTGTCACAGAGGATTCAAGAACAATGCCAACAGGACACTAGCACAACTAGTGGTAGCATATGAGGGATTGAATCCAGAG